CGGCTTAAGAGCGGTTCCTAATCCTTCAACATCTTCTTTTTTGATTTTTCCACATTGGCAGCAATGCAATCGGTTTTGTGGTTTTCTATCCAGTGGGTTTTGTGATTCTTGGTCACTACATTGGCATAGCATTCCCTTTTTTTCTAATGCTTTTCCAACGTTAAGACTTTTCGGGAACCCCATGCCATGCAAATGAAAAATTTTATCTCTAATCTCAAAACCGCATCTCTCTAATGCCATCGCTGTGTGGTGACTTGTTCGAGGTATTGCCCAAACTAGCCCATGCGCTCCAGGTTTCAGCACTCGGTAGACTTCTGTAAAGATTTCTTTCATCTCATTCTGGAAATTATCAAGAGATCCATAATTATCCCACTCTTTGCCCATAAATGATATTCCGGCAGGGGGATCGGTGATTAATGAATCTATTATTTCGCTCTCCATTTTAGTTAAGATTATTTTTGCATCATCATTATACAGAATATTACTCATCATTCCCTTCTGATTTTCCCCTGGTAATATTATGTAATACAAGTGTATATACTAAATTATAATTGATGTCTACAAGGGGAATCAGATGAAGGGTTCAGATTTCGCTACATTAAAACCTGGCGATGTATTAGTGAGAAGGATTAGGTACCAAGTCAATATTGATGGTATTTTGCAGGATCGTGAGACAAGCCAGTTAAGAATTATTGAAGATATATCTAGAAACCCTAGAAAAAGAATGGTTAAGTTTAAAGGTCATCCTGAGATTTGTTGGGATCCAATTTGTAATTTATTTGAGAGAGTTAATGCAAGTATAGACGTTTAATTCTTGCAATGACTCTAAGCTTTTCATTGTCTGAGAGTTGTTGAAACCAAAAGCAGGATTTAGTTTTGTCGATATGGGATTGAGCAACTCGATCAAGTGCAGATCTATCATAATCTGTAGGAGTCATGAGTTTATTATTTTGTCTGATCTTTCTAACTCTAGTAGGGGCATTTTCATCCTGGTCATGGTCGGTTAGGTAGCAAGTTAACTCTTCATAGCGTTTCATCATCTCGTACAACCATCGTCTGGTAATGCCGAGGAACTTTGCAGCTTGGGTTAGATTGCCATGGTTCGATTCAATAGCATATATGATCGGGTAGATTTGGAGTAGGTGTTTGCGTTCGCTGCCTTCGATGTCATCTGGGATTACTATAACCATTCAATAAGTGTGAATTATTTTTAGTGGAATTGCTAGGGAAAAATGGCAGACCAGTTTCAAGAGGGGGGGGATAGGGATTTACTGGCCTGCCAGGATAAGAGGGGCGCCAACAATAAAACGCCCAGTGACTGATATTATTTCTTGTCTTTCTTTACAGCTTTCTTAGTTGATTTTTTAGATTTAGATTTTTTTGTGGTTTTAGCTTTCATTACATGATCCTTCATATTGTTAAGTCATTGTCAGGTAGGCATAATGTAATACAGAAGTGTGGTCAAGTAAATAAAAAAATGAACAATACTGATGCAAAAATTAATTATGAAACAAAGATCGGCCGGCCGCTTAAGGGAAGTGAAAATCGTATCGTTGTGTCAGTGAGAATGGAACCTACTAGCAAGAAGTTGTTGATTGATAAGTTTGGATCAATTCAGCAATGGATAGATAGAGGGATTAAGCAGATTGAAAAAAAGTACAGGAAGGAAGGGAGAGAGTGCAATCTTAAAAGAAATACTTGATGGGCTTGCATTGAGATACCCGAATGGTTCATTTAACCGGATTAATAACATCCCTGGTTTCATGAAGATTAAAGGGAAGATGATCATGCGTAGACCATCAAGCCACTCTCCTAATGGGATTAGTGACATTATTGGAGTTTTAAATTCGGTTTATATCGCCATCGAGGTTAAGTCTGAGAAGGCATATAGAGCGATATCTAGATTCTATTCTAAGGTCAAGCATCAGGTGCTTTCATATCAACCTAGAAATGATTTTGAACGACATGCGCTTAATCAGATTCGATTCCTAGAGGGTAAACGTGCTTGTGGGGCGATTGGATTTTTTACTTATAGTTTAGAAGATACAATTAATAAGTTAGATGTAGAAATGAAGGAGCGTATTTAATGAAGATACTTTGCACTTATGACAAGCTTGTTCCTGTCAAAGATCTAGTTCCACACCCAGATAATGAAAACAAACATTCTGAAAAACAAATTAGAGTTCTTGCTGATATAATAGAGAAGGATGGCTTTAGATTCCCAATAGTGGTTTCAAATCTATCGGGAAAAATAGCAACAGGTCATGGCAGAAAGGAAGCACTAATACTTTTAAAAGAAGAGTTCGCTCCTGTTTGCTTTCAGGATTTCGATGATCCTATACAAGAGTTAAGGGTTAGGGTTGGTGATAACCAGATTGCAAGGTATGCTGAGTTCCAAGAGGAACAGTTTAAGCTTAACTTAGAGAAGTTGGATATTGAATTAAGTGAGGTTAACTTTGAAGAATTTGGGATGATCGACTTTGAAATAATTGATGAGCATAAATCAACCGCCGAGCAGGATGCTATCGAGGATGATATTCCTGAAGTTAATGAGAAGGAGTGCGTGATTAGTGAGGGTATGTTGATTGGATTAGGCGAGTATTGCGAGTGCGAATCGTGCGGTAAGAAGTATAATGAGAGTGAAGCTGAGAGAATGAAGTGGGAGTGTCCATGTCGAAAATAGTTAGGAAGTACAGGCATCGATTGCTGTGTGGGGATTGCACGATTAAAGAGAATGTTGACTTGTTGATGGGTAGTGAGAAGGCAGATATGGTGTTTACTGATCCGCCTTATAATATTGCTGGCAATTTAAAGATTGCTCACGCTCAACCAGGTAAAAATAAATCGAAAGGGAGCGAAATGCTTCAGAATAGTGAATGGGATAAAGATTTCGACATTCACCCATGTTTAGAGAATATTCGGCAGCATTTGGATGATATATTTGGAGTAATGATTTTTACAAGTCAGTATTTGGCTGGTAAAATTTGGGAATGGATGAATAGTTTTTGCCATTGGTGGGGTTACTCCATTTACGAGAGAACCAACCCTACTCCAATGGCTGCGATAACAAATGGAACTTTGCTTATAGCGACAGATTTAATTTGCTATGGGTATAGCAAAGGACATAAAATTAACCATAGAGAAGGTACTTACCTTTCAAATGTTTTTAGAAATCCAAAAACTCATCAGAAAGAATTTCTAGGTCATCCTACACAAAAGCCAGTGGCGTTGATTGAAAATATATTGTCTCATATTGATTTCAATATTTGTTTAGATTTATTTCTTGGTTCCGGTACAACTCTAATTGCCTGCGAGAAAACAAATCGCAAATGTTTTGGTTGCGAGATCGATCCGCATTACTGCCAAGTAATCGTAGAAAGATATTTAAAATACACCGGAAGAAACGACGTCTACATAATCAACGATGGCAAGCGCATTGCCTATTCAGAGTTGTAATGTGCTTTCCAATCTATGTAACTAAACCAAAACCAAAGGGTAAGAATGGGAAAACAAAGAACAAGACTTGAAAAGCCTGATAAGAAAATGGGCAGACCGCCTATTGAGTTTGATTGGGAATTGTTGGATAAGATACTCCAATTCAGGCCATCTTTGGATGATACTGCAACTATAATGAAATGCTCTGCTGATTTAGTTGAAAAAAAAATAAAATCAAGACATGGGATAACATTTTCTGATTATAGAAATAAAAGAATGGCCAACGTCAGGTTAACACTTGTTCAGAAAGCTATAGACATGGCGAAGAATGGCGATCGTGTGATGCTCATTTTCACTCTTAAAAACCTATGCGGTTGGTGTGATAACCCAGAGATGGTTAATACTGATTCTAAACTTGAAGGAACTCTAATCATCAAAGCAAGAGTGCCGAAAGATCCTGTATAATGATTGAGTTTGAACCGCACTCAGAGAAGCAAGAGCGAGCATTGTTTTCCAACAAGAAAATCATATTGTTGGCAAGCGGCATTCAGTATGGTAAGACCACAATCGGTGCTGTGTGGTTAAGAGTGCAGATCCACCGGCACCCTTCTAAACATGATAACTTCATTGTAACAGCACCAACCTATAAGATCCTTAAGCAATCATCACTTCCAGCGTTTCTAAATATCATGGGCAATCTAGGCAAATACAATGCCAAAGATGATACTTATAGAATCCCCAACGGACCTACAGTTTATTTCAGGACTAACACAGAACCCGATTCAGTTGTAGGGATAACCAACGTGAGAGGGATATGGTGTGATGAAGCAGGCAAGTATTCCCTCTACTTTTGGGAAAACATTCAAGCACGATCATCCTTTAAAGCGTGTCCGATTATATTGACAACTTCACCTTACTCATTAAACTGGGTTTACAAAGAATTGATTGCCTCGGTTCAGAAGGGCAAACGCCTAGATGAGATTGAACTTATTCAAGCTGCTTCCTATGAGAATCCATACTTTCCTAAAGAGGAGTATGAACGCAAGAAAGCAACCATGGATGAACGACGATTCAATATGGTTTACGGCGGTCAATGGTTAAGACAAGAGGGATTGGTCTATGATGTTTTTAATGAAGAGGACATGGTTATCAACCCCTATAATTTACCGACTGGTACTATCTATTATGGGGGCATTGACTGGGGCTATCGTGATCCTTTTGTAGTTATTATCCGAGCGATCACACCCTATGGTTTCAAGATTGACATTAGCGAGTTCTATAAGAGCAATTTAAGGCCGTCACAAATTAAAGAAATAGTCTCTCAAAAGCAAATCGTGTTTGGTGTTAAAATGTTTTATGCAGATCCATCAAGACCAGACCTAATTCAGGAACTACAGGTTGCAGGGATTCCAATCATGGCAGCTAAGAACGATATTCAGGAAGGCATCGACAAACACTACGAACTAATGAAGGGTGGGCACTACAGGATTTTTAGAGGGACATGCCCGAATTTAATAGATGAGTATGACAGTTATCATTATAGTGAAGAGGTTGATCTACTTCCCGACCAAAACATGCCAAAAAATAGAGATGTCCCTGTTGACCAGAATAATCATGCTTGCGATGCTGTACGATATTTGAGTATAATGACAGAAGGTAAAGAGAATGTACTATCACCAAGGATGCCAGGACCAAAACATCTAGGCACTCATCCAACTGACGTATTTAAAAGAAAATTGAAGGTAGCTAATGATCTTTGAATATCTTTGCGAGAAGTGTTCATTATCAAAAGAAGTGGTTAAGCCTGCCGATGAGCATAGATCTGAGGAGCGTTGCACTTGCTGTGATGGTCCTATGATTAGGCTATTCTCTCCACCTCAGTTGATGGGAATCCATTTCGATGCTCATTTTAATTATGGTCTAGGTGAGCATGTAAGCACCAAGCGAGAGTACAAACAGAAGATCAAGGATAAGGGTTTTGTTGAGGTTGGGACTGAAAAACCTGAATCAATGGAAAAGTATTTTAATCAAGTAAAACAAGAACGGCACAAAAGATCATGGGAGTCAGTATAAATGGAAAACGTTAGCTATGATCCTATGGCACTTAATAGCGATAAAAAACCTGAAAAGGAATTAAACTATACTCCTTCTGATGAAGAGAGAAAATTAGTTAAGAGAGTAAATGAACTATTAGAAGAGGCAAAAGCTTGTCGAGCAAAGTTCGATGAGAAGTGGGCAGATTATTACAAGGTATTTCGAGGCAAACAATGGAAGGAAAAAAGACCATCCTATAGGCACTCAGAAGTAATCAATATGGTCTTTCAAACTATCCAATCAACTGTTCCTATCTTGACCGATGCTAAGCCTAAGTTTGAATACATTGCCAATGAACCAAGCGACTATCAGTTTGCAGATATTGTCAACCAGGTTAGCGAGTGGGATTGGGCAAGAAATAATTGGATGATTGGTCTCACAGAAGTAATCTATGATGCTCATATATTCGGCACTGGTTTAAGCCAATTATACTTTGATCCTAAGGGTGATAATGGGCTAGGTGCTATCGTCTATGAATCAACCGATCCCTTCTATAATTTTCCTGATCCAAACGCCACAGATTGCAATAAGAAGGCATGTCACTACATATATGCCGAGCCTGTTGACCTTGCTGTAATCAAAACCAAATACCCCGAAAAGGGGAAGTATGTTAAGTCTGATGTTCAAACGATTAACAACGTAGATCGATCACAACCTAAAGACATTCGCTATAAATCACCCTCTGAAAATGTTGTTTACTCAGATTATGAGCAGCCTCAAGCTGTAGGTCAACGCAAGCAAGCTTTAGTTGTCTCTCTATTCATTAAAGACAAAGATGAATATGAAGAGCAAGAGCAACGCTCAGTTGACGAAACAGGTGCAGAGCAAGTCAGCTATGTCCAGAAAATGAAATACCCGAAAGGGCGATTGATAAGAATAGCTGGCAATGTTGTATTAGAGGATATCGAAAACTACATGGATAGTGGAGAGTTCCCCTTCCAAAGGTTAGTCAACTATATCAACCCTAGACAATTCTGGGGCATCTCAGAGATTGAACAACTTGAATCACCACAGAGGATATTCAATCGCCTGCTCTCCTTCGCTTTAGATGTAGCGATGCTAATGGGTAATCCTATATGGGTTGTAGATACTAACTCGGGAATTGATACCGACAACCTAATTAATCGTCCTGGTCTCATCGTAGAGAAGAATCCTGGTAGTGAAGTAAGGCGTGAGATGGGTGTTCAATTACAACCTTTCGTCATGGAACTCATAGGACGCATGAAAGTTTGGTTCGATGAGATAGCAGGATCTAACGACATCACAAGAGGTATTCGACCAGAGGGTGTTAATGCTGCTCTCGCAATTCAAGAACTACAGCAAGCAGCACAGACCAGACTACGATTGAAGAGTAGAAACATCGATGGCTACCTACAAGATCTAGGCAGGC